CAAATCAATGTATTACATAACATAGCCGATGCATATATTATGATAAGCTTCGCAGAGGGTTTTGGCCTTCCTTCCTTAGAGGCAATGCAAACTGGCACACCTATTATCGCAGTAAAAACTGGTGGACTAACCAGGCAGGTAGTTGACCACCGTGATGGCTCGCATAATGGAATTGCGCTAGATGTTGAGCTCCAGACAATGGTAGGATCTCAACAGGTACCTTATATATATGAGGACTATGTTTCCGTTGAAACTATCTCAGATGCAATATTAGAGATGCATGAGTATGGCCCAGAAAAACGAGAAAAACTAGGCCAAAAAGCTAGACAGTATGCGCTGTCTGAATTTTCTTATGATAAAACCATAGATCTATGGCATGAATCCATGAAGGACACTGTTGAAAATTGGGAGTCTAGATATGATCGCTGGTCGGTAAGGGAAATATAATCACATGAGAAAACAAGTCATTATAAGAGGTCCGCTCCTAACAATGTCAGGTTATGGGTGTCATACAAGGCAAATATTCAAGTGGTTACTTTCTCATGAAGAGATCGACCTATATACCCAGGTCCTTTCATGGGGAATGACACCGTGGATGATAAACCCAGATCATGAAGATGGAATTACCAAAGAAATTATGAAGAGGTCAGTGTGGCCTAAAGATAAGAAATTTGATCTCTCTGTCCAAGTTCAGCTTCCTAATGAATGGGACACCAACATAGCACGAAAAAATATTGGTGTTACTGCCTTGGTAGAGACAGATGTTTGTAACCCCGCATGGATTGAGTGTATCAATAGAATGGATTGTGTTGTTGTTCCATCAAGCCATACTTTGAACACCATAATGAACACAGGTAAACCTATTAAACCGGTTCATGTTATACCTGAATCATATTATGAATCAATCGACAATAAGGATATAAAAGTACCTGATATAAATTTCTCAACAAAGTTTAATTTTTTAGTCTTTGGTCAATTGACTGGTGACAATCCACAAAATGATAGAAAAAATCTTTTTAATACTATGAAAATATTTGCCGAAACGTTTGCAGATGACCCTGACGTAGGTATTATAATCAAAACCAATTCTGGCAAAAATACCAAAATTGATAAGTTTGTAACCAACAGAACTGTTGATACTGCTGTGCAAAAACTACGAGGTACCAAGATGTTCCCAAGGTTTTATCTCTTACATGGCGCCATGACATCTGAAGAAGTTGCAGGACTATACCATCACCCAGATATAAAGGCACTAGTTTCATTAACCAGGGGTGAAGGTTATGGGTTACCGCTTTTAGAGGCAGCTGCAAGCGGACTTCCAGTAATCGCAACTAATTGGTCTGGGCATTTAGACTTCCTAAAAAGAGGAAAGTTTATTAATGTAGATTATTCCCTCAGGGACGTTCACCCATCGAGAATAGACAATCATATCTGGATAAAGGGTTCAAAATGGGCTGAACCAGATGAAGCCCATGCTAAAAAGCGCATTAAAAAGTTTCGCGAATCCCCGGCTACTCCTACTGGTTGGGCTAAAGATCTTTCTAAAACGCTGAAAAAAGAATTTTCTCAGAGTGCAATTGTTGGATATTATAATAAAATTCTTGGCGATTATTTGAGATAAAATGTTTGCTATTGTATCACTACTAGTAGTTTTTTTATTATTCTGTATAGCTGTATATTATTGTCTTAAATTTGCAATAATAATTCTACGAGTGCAGGATGCTATTGAGGAATCAATCGATATTATCGATAATAGCTATAATTCAATTAATAAAATTCTTGAAATACCACTAATGTATGACAGCCCACAAATTAGGCAAGTTCAGATTGATATAAAGAAATCTAGAGATTCTATAATGGTAATTGCGGATAAATTGATTAATGCTACTAAACATGGAAATAAAAAAGAGATATCTGTTTTAGAACCTGATAGTGGTCAAGACGAGCAGTAGTGACAAAAATAATAAAGAGAAAAATCAAACGCCGAAAAAAGGGAAAGTCTAATGTGTATTTCAGTATGAAAACACAGGAGTCTATTTCTAAATTTCAAAGCACAGAAGAACGAGCCGAAAAACATAAAATCTATGTGAAGGAAATATTGCCGGCATATGACAAGTTAGTGCAAAATTTGATTTTTATTTATGGTTTTGCTGCTCCAAATGAACCTTTTGAAGTTTTAAAAAATGACTGCATTGCCCATCTTTATGAAACAATTCACAAATGGGATGAGTCAAAAGGAACTAAGGCATTCTCATATTTTAACGTTGTTGCTAAAAACTGGCTCATAGGCAATGCAAAGAAAAAACAAAATAAAAATAAGCGACACATCAGTGTTGATGATATCGGATCTATTTCTAAGGCAGATGCACATAAGATTGCTAGCTATAAGATAGAGGCTAGCCCTGATGAAATTATGATCATGAAGGGCTTTAGAAACGAGATAATGGATATCTTATCTGAGATAAAGAAAACAACTCGTGTCGAAAATGAAGCCCTATGCATTGATGCAGTAATAACAATTTTTAAGTCAATGGATAACCTAGAATTTCTCAATAAGCGCGCTATATTTGTGTACATCAGAGAAATATCCGGATTAACTCCAAAACAACTCTCTGTTGCAATGGGTTCTATCAGAAAGTCTTATAGGAAGATAACTAAGAATAGAGACTTCTTTGAGTACTTTGGTGGATAAATGACAAAACCTAAAAAAACTGAATCCCTAGAAAAAAAATTATCTAGTACTCAGGAAAAAATTGGACAGTTCGCTGACTTGTTGGATTCTATTGATACGGCAGAAGATAAAAAGAAAATGCTCTGGAAAGAGATCTATGAAAATGCCGTTACAGATAGAGAAAATGCCGCTATGTTGTTTACCGAGGCATACAAGCAAATGCATGGAGGTATGACCGAACATACCATAATTGGTCCTACCATGTCTAAGTATCTAGAAAGAATGTGCAAATCAAACGAGCAGATTCTTCGACTAGCTGAATTAATAGGTAAATCAGAAGAGCGGTCGACTAGAATTGATCCTAACGATATATTTAATGAAATCGTAAAGTGACAACATGGTTGAGACAGTCTCGAGAATAGCTTCCCCTACTGGGCGACGTCCTGTTAATATTTTATACAGGGCCGTGGCGATCGAGGTAATAACGGATCCATCAATATTGACCGAAGATAGTATTCGCTTAATATCGGAAAATGTAACTAATTCTAGGTTTATTCTGGATGCTCCAAGAAATTCTTTAGTAGTTTCTTTAATATCAAATGCAGAGGGAGTTAGAGACAAATCTAAAATTTTATGTTATCCTCTTTTCCAGCCACACCTATCTTTACCGATAAAACCTGGGGAACAAGTATGGGTAATATTCGAAACCTTAGGGACAGGCCAAAATATTGGTTATTGGCTTGGCAGGATACCTGAACCAAATCACGTCGATGATGTAAACTATACACATGGTGATCGTAAATTTTCGTCTTCTGGAAGAACTAGACTATCTGAAAGAAATTCTTCTACATCATCGGTACCAAAACCAGGCTTCCAAAACGGGTCTGATGTTATCGGTAGTCTTACACTCCTCGATGAACAAGCATCCACAGAACCAGGCCAGCCTTCACAATTAACAGAGTCTGGAACAAATGTTTTTGATCGTATATATCAAAATTCTATCTCTGTGGCATCGTTTACCACAGAACCGGTACCGCGGTTTACTAAGCGCCCCGGGGATACTGTATTACAAGGTTCCAATAATACACTGATTTGCTTGGGTCAAGATAGGGGCTTCTCTACGACCCCAACTGAGCAAACTTCTACTAGCACTACCTCTGTACCTACAGACTTTTTAGGAGCCGGAACCATAGATCTAGTCGCTGGAAGAGGTGCAGTACCTGAGTCAGTAACTTCTCCTATGGTAATTGAAAATACAAGAGGACTACCTGAGACAAATAAGGATTTTGTTCGAACACAACAATCGGGAGCTGATAATAATTCTACGTATCGGCCCAACGAGGGAGATCCTGATTTTTCATCAGATGCTAGTAGAATATACATCTCGATGAAAACTAACGGTGATGAGAATTTCTCCCTAGAGCCTTATTCAGAAACAACGTCGACCGAGCAAGTGTTAGCCGATGCATTTGTAGTTAGTAAAAGTAACAACATTAGGCTAGTTGCTCGTGAATCTGGTACTATAAGAGTAGTAAAAGAGGGAGAAAATAGGGCTCTAATTCAAATGGAACCTGACGGTACAATTATTGTTGATGGACCTAAGGTTATCATTGGTTCCGGATCTGAAAATCAGGTTGTGATCGGCGACGGCGGTAACCAAAGCATGTTGCTGGGTGATGACTTTTTAGAAGGTCTCGGTGCGTTTTTAGATTCTTTATCAACGGCCGTTGGAAATTTCGGAGGCCCATTACCACAGATAAATTCTGCTGCAGCCCGACTAAGGGCCAGCTTAGAGTCCTTTAAGAGCCGTGTTACAAAAGTGAAGTAATATGCCGACCCGGAGTGAAATCAATAATATATTGAACCAGCACCAGTTAAATGTTTACGGTCGCGGCGGCACCCCTGGAGATTTATCCGGCGTAGATCTCTCAGGTATGGAAATATCCGGACCACGTTCTGTTCGAAACTTAACCGGAATAAATTTATCAGGTGCCAATTTAACAGGAGCAAATTTATCAAATGCTATTTTAGCAGGTGCAGACCTTAGTTCAGCCAACCTTTCTGGTACAAATTTCACGGATGCAAACCTTACGGAAGCAAACCTAGTAGGTGCAAATTTTATTGACGCTACCCCACGGGACGGTGTCAACCTAACTGATGCAATATTAGTTGAGGCCCCACCAACATTAGGAATTAATCCTTACAAGAATTCGTTTAGTTTAAATTTTCCAAATGGCACCGGGGATATTGATCATTTGTTTTTTTCCAATGATGATCCTCCGGGTTTTATAGAATTTTTTGATGGAGACTTTTCTGCCCTATTATTGGCAAGTATGATATCATCTCCAAGTACAATATCTACAGATCAATTTGTTAGGCTAGTTTTACCAAATTATGCCTCAGGAAACTCTAGCGTAGACCAACAGACCGAGGAGTCTTGGAAAGATCTTTTGGATGCCTATATAGGTGATCTTAACACGGCCCTGTTTACTCCACGATCTGCTGCATCATACTTCTCACCTGGGGCCAGTGTGTTAGCCCCGACTCAAACACTTGGCCTTCTTTTGGAAAAAGCAACGGGGAGCCGCGAAGCAGCTCAAATATCAAGAAAATTTACTAACTCTATATTTTTAGCAATAGCACCACAGATACTATTAGCAGGTTTAGCGTTTCCAGGGAAACCAGTATTTATTGCACCTTACATACCAATTTGAAAATTGAAAAACATATGAGCCTGATTCTTACTTTCGTATTACTTAATTACTGAAAAAGTTTATGATAGTAACGTGAAGTCAGGTATTAGAAAAACATATAATTTTAAATCAGTAGGTGAGACTCGAGAAAAAAAGAAAACTCGAGCCGAAGCCTTGCTGGAACAATTTCCAATTGGATTTAAGACTCCCCTAAGCTTAGGTGATAAAAGTGACATATTTGATATGCACGAGTCTCTGTCTAATCAGGTATCTGACAATTTTAGAAATATGCTACAGACTAATCACGGAGAAAGATTAGGTATGTTTGATTTTGGGGCCAATTTGTCTCCTTTGGCATTTGAGTTAACATCTGATGTGGGTACTGAGGATGCAATCCGACGTATTAAGGAAACTACATCAAAATATATGCCATATATAGATCTTCAAACTTTTGAATCGTTTACCGAGCATAGTGATAATAAAGAGGTAGCAAAAATTGGAATTAGGGTTACATACAACATACCTTCGATTCGCGTTAATGGAAAAATATTAGAATTAATAATTTACACTGCAGGATAATGTAATGGACATGAACAATGGCTCTTGATGTAAAGAAGAAAATTATAAAGGAAAGAAACCGAAATTACCTTGTAAAGGATTTTAGATCTTTTCGTGCTGATCTTTTAGATTACGCGAAGACATACTTCCCTGATAGAATAAGTGACTTCTCTGAGGCCTCAGTTGGTGGTATGCTGTTAGATCTAGCTGCATTTGTCGGCGACACAATGTCCTACTATCTAGACCACCAGTATAATGAACTTGATTATAGGACGGCCGTAGAAACAGAGAATATACAGGCACACGCTGAAAGGTTGGGCGTAAAAATTCCGTCAGCTAGTCCAGCGACTGCAGAGGTTGATTTCTTTTTAGAGATTCCAGCGGAGTCAATAGATGGCAAATATAGACCTAGTATAAAACTAATGCCTAAAATTGCAGAAGGTACCTTTGTTTCAGGTAATGGTATAACATTCACTTTGAATAAAGACTTGGATTTTGCAAAATTATCCTCAGACGGCTTTAATTTTATTGCAAATACCTCTATAAACACGACAAATTCTGATGGTTCTCCAAAAACATACACTGTATCTTTAACAGGTATATGTTTTTCCGGTCAGGAGGTAATCAAAAGTTTTGATATCTCGAGTAATCATGTTCCATTTAGGAAAATAACTCTTCCAAGCGCAAATGTATCTGAAATCATTTCGGTTATTGATAGTGATGGTAACACCTATTATGAAGTTGAGGCACTCTCACAGGATTGTGTCTATAGGGGTGTAGCAAACATGGGGAGCGACAATGAGCTTGTTGAAGAAAACTTAGAAATACTTCCAGCACCATACCGGTTTACAGCCCGAAACGATATAAATTCTAGACTAACAACAATTCAATTTGGTGGTGGAGATGCTGAAACCCTAGAGGATGATATAATACCCGATCCTAGTGAGTTAGCGCTACCACTGTATGGTAAGAAAACATTTCCACGTTTTTCAATAGATCCAAATTCTTTATTGAAAACCAAGACTTTGGGAATATCTCCAAAAAACACTACCATTTCAGTTCAGTACCGCCATGGTGGCGGTCTCAAACATAATGTCCCTGCAAGATCAATTAGAAATATTGAAAATTTAATAATGGTATTTAACGACAGTTCCACAAGACGCCCGGAGGATGCTAGTCTTGTCCGGCGATCCATAGATGTTTCGAATATCGAACCAGCAAGAGGTGGTGCTCCCGCCCCTTCGGTGGCCGAGGTGAGAAATATAATAGGTCTTAGTCGTCAACTGCAGTCAAGAATAGTAAACAAGAACGACCTATTAGCAAGAATCTACACTCTTCCATCAAAATTTGGCCGAGTTTTTAGGGCCGGAATACGTTCTAATCCAAATAATATGTTATCCACCCAGGTGTTTGTTATTGCAAGGGATCGAAACAATAAATTGTCCATAGCTCCGGATGCATTAAAGAAAAATATGAGAACGCTCCTAAATGAATATAGATTAATTTCTGACGCAATCGATGTATTAGATGCACGAGTAATAAATTATCGTGTAGAGTTTGATATAGTTACTACACCTTCATCAAATAAAAACTTAGTAATACAGGACGTTATTTCAAGTCTTAGAAATTTACTTAATATAGAAAATTTTCAGATTGATGAACCACTTATTATGGCCGACATGACTAATATTATTATAAACACTCCCGGAGTTCTTTCCCTGAACGAACTTAAAATAAAGAATATATTCGGTCAGGACGGAAGTCACACGTACAGTGGTACGTCATACAATATTGATAACAACACTGTAAAGGGAATGGTTGTAGGACCTCCCGGTTCAATATTCGAATTAAGATATCCATCAACGGATATAATTGGCAACGCGTCGTAGGAGAAAACATGTACCTAGTGATAACGGCAAGTAGTGATACCTACATAACGAATAAAATTGTCAACAACAAATTTCGTGTCAAAGATGCTAACCTAGGCCGGGCGTCAACTCTAGACCTCTTTAAGCTCTATGATGAGTCATTTTTAACCGGTAGTAATCAACCGATTGAGCTGTCTAGATTATTGGTGAAGTTTGATCTCGAACGTCTCCGTGCATTAACTTCTTCAATATTGGACCCAAGTCACTCAAGCTTTACTGCTAAGCTACAAATGACGGATATATCTTCTGGAAGAACAGTTCCAGAAAATTTCAACATTGTTGTTCATCCGTTGTCCAAATCATTCGATGAAGGTATTGGTCGAGATGTTGCGTTATTCAATGATATAGGTTCCGCTAATTTTATAACATCGTCATTTAGTAACAGTACTGTGAATGCATGGACTTTCGAGGGGGCCAATAAAGAAGGCTTGCTAGGTTCAAATGATATTGACATTGTAGGTTCAGGAAACCTCAGTGATGGAAATGGTGCCCAGCAAATCCTTCACAAAGCCCAGGCTTTTACCGTAGGTGATGAAGACCTAGATATTGATGTTACAACAATACTATCTGCTACATTGGCAGAACAGGTACCGGATTATGGTTTTAGACTTTCATACTCTGGATCACAAGAGACAGATAGTAAGACTAGGTTTGTTAAGAGATTTGCGTCTAGGCATGTGACGAACCCCCTTATAAGACCTAGGCTAGTAGTAACATTTGATGATTCCATCGAAGATCATCATGAAAACTTCTTCTTTGACCTCAGCGGCTCTGTATTCTTGAAAAACTACCACAGAGGTATTCCATCAAATGTTTTAACTTCGTCCGCTGGGGTCCTTTCTGATATTAGTGGTGATAACTGTATGTTAGTTACGCTAAGAACAGGGTCATTCAAAAGAGTGTTCACCGCGTCGCAACACAAAGTGGGATCGATCTCACAGACAGGTGTATACTCAGCATCGTTCTTGATGGCATCTAACGAGTCTAATCTCGTATTATCAGGCACAACAGCTGCCGGAAAATCTACTGTCAAGGACTTCTTTATTAATAGTGGAAGCTTAGTCTTCGAAGAGTATTGGGGATCAATAGACGAAACTGTAGGTTATCACACCGGTAGTTTAGAAATTAAGAGTATCAATAGGGTAGCCTACTCCGGTACTCCAAAAAATTATCAGTTTTCGTGTGTAAACCTGCAAAATGATTACAACCACGATGATGAGCCAAAAATTAGAGTGTTTATAAACGATCCCTCTGATCAAGAAGCATCTCGTTTTTATAACAAAAAGACCAATAGCTATGTCGGAAAATTATACTACAGAATAGTTGATGCTCACGATAGACAAATAATAATTCCATTTGTTGAAAAAGGAAATGGAACAAGACTCTCTTCGGATTCCGATGGATATTATTTTGAATTCCATATGGAAAACTTACCTATTGGAAGGTCGTACCAAATAGAACTTTTAGTTATAGACCATGGCGTACGCTCAATAGAGTCCGTATCAAATTCTAGATTCAGGATCACAGCCTAATGGCCGAAAAATTATTCACAAAAAGAAATATAGTCAACCTTATTTCTAATACAAGAATAGTTGGAAAAACTGCTGAAGTTCTTTCTGGTACTAACAATACTAGTTCATCATCTTTTCGTTATGATGCACCTGGTACAGGCCTGAAATCAACGCAGCAAATATCTGTAGATTACGGCCAATTTCAAAATCATACATTTTTTGGATCAGCTGAGGCAAAAGTTAACAATGCGTTTGACTTGATGATAAATGAATTTCCTTTTGATGGAACACGAAAGGAACTCGAGGCCTTTGAGGACAAATTAACCGGTTTTGAAAAACATGTATTAAACGAGTTTCCTAAGAGTAAAAATTACCTCTTTTTCGATACAACATTATCTTCTTCAATAACCGTCAATGATTATAAAGGATCTCAAAACCCTACCCTTTCGAGAGATACATCAGGTGCGTCAGGTTTAGACCCAGTTGAAAAGTCGATGACTTTTGAGTTTAAGATTTTTGTACCTGAAAAAGTTAACGAAGATCAGATTATATTACAAAAACTAAGCGGAAGCAATGGAATAACCCTCTCTCTATCTCACTCTATATCAACTGCTGATTGTTCTATGGTTATGTTAGCTAGGTCTGGTTCTGCGGACCTTGGTGCTAAAATGACTCTGAACAAGGGGCGTTTCCAACATGTAGTCGCAACACTAAACAGGGAAAACAAAACCGGCGGCCATATTTTAGAATTGTATTCTGGGTCTGCCCTGATGTCGACATCATCCTATGCACACCTTGGGCCAATAGATTTTCAAAATTCTTCGCTACAAATTGGAACAGGAAGAAATCATACTCCGGCCTCCTCCGGCTTATTGACTGATCATGCTACTAACTCACACAAGATAACGGCCAATCAAATACTCTCTGGCGCATTAGATGAATTGAGAATATTTCACTCTATTAGAAAGCCATCTCTAATAAGTGCCTACGAAAATAGGCCTATTTTTCCAAATAAAGATCTAAAATTATACTTTAAGTTCAACGAACCTTCCGGTTCGTTTGCTGGAAATAGCTTAGTCCTAGATTACTCCGGAAAATCCCTGCATTCAACAGTTACAAATTATAATGCATCGCTAAGGAACAACACTCCTAGGGGTATTAGCAATCCTATGCTATTAGAGAATGAGTCAGATTGTCCAGTTTTGTTTCCTGCAAATTCTGGACTAACGTCACTAAACTCTAGTCTATTATCTTTAGCAAATGATTATGATGCAAATAATCCAAATTTAATAACAAGATTAATACCTAGGCACTATTTTGAAGACGCTGCATTTTTTGAGGGTTTTGAAAATGAAGAGGCCGATACTGGAAATTCTTATGAGGCTAGAAATAACTTCCCAGGAGGTGGAAAACTTCCTTCATCAACTGTAGTTGCGTCCCTTTTGTACGTATATGCTAAGCATTTTGATGAATTAAAAATGCACATTGACCATTTTTCAAAGATGCTGGAAGTTGACTACACGAGTGATAATACGGTATCCGATCAGTTCCTAAGGTTTATTGGCCAATACTATGGTTTTGATTTACCAAGCCAATTTACCAACACATCCGTAAATCAATTTATTAGAGGTGAAAACGTTCTAGCTAATGATGAGATTGTAGATAACTCCCTCAAGAGTGTGCAGAACGAAATATGGCGTAGAATACTAGCCAACCTTAGTGAAATTATGAGATCTAAAGGTACTATTCACTCAATAGAATCTCTAATGAGAACTGTTGGAATTAGACCTAATAAATTGTTTAGAATTAAGGAATATGGTGGACCCACAAAGAAAACCTTGCAGTCTTCTAGGATTGTAAGAGATGATGTCTCATCAATGGTTGATATGTCCGGTACCATGGCCGGCACTGCTGGTTCTGTTAATTTCGCTGGTATACCGACTAATAGACCATTTTTCATGTCTTCTTATCTTACAGCTTCACGTGTAGAGATAGGTGTGCCTGCACCGACAGGTAGCTTTGTCTTGAAAGATACTTTTAAGCCTCATGGAGTATCTAATTCTC